ACCTCGCGACGAGAACACAGTCATTGAAGATGATGAAGAGGATGCAGATGAGTGAGCGCGTCACAAATCCTATTTGGGTAAAAGTCTTAACTGATGATAATTCTCAAATACCGAAATATCAAACACCCGGTTCTGCGGCTTGCGATTTGAAGTCGACCGATGACGTTGTCATTTCACCTGGATCTAGGGTCGTTGTTGGCACCGGGATTAAACTTGAAATTCCAAATGGATTTGGTGCAATGGTTTGCTCTCGTTCAGGCTTAGCGGCGAAGGATGGTATCCAAGTGCTAAATGACCCAGGGTTAATTGATACTGATTACCGCGGGGAGGTGAAGGTCATTCTTCATAACGCAGGTAAGGAAGAATTTATTGTTAAAAAAGGCGATAGGATTGCACAACTGTTATTTTTTCCAATTTTTCAAGCCATTTTTCAAAAAACTAAGGTGGTTGCAGAAACGCAGCGAGGAGAAGGTGGATTTGGAAGTACAGGGGTTTAGTGACAGATAGACCAATACTCATCGTCGATGGTGCTAATCTTTTCTTGAGATCATGGGCCGCCTATCCGACCATGTCGAGTCATGGTTACCAGATGGGCGGTTGCATTGGTTTTATGAAGACGTTGGGACGTATCATGTATGAAATGCAACCTAAGATGGTTTGTATCGCTTGGGAAGGAGGCGGCTCACAACGTCGAAGACGAATTTATCCTGCGTATAAGCTAGGGCGTAAAGCGCAGAAGCTGAATCGATTCTATGGAGAAGACATTCCAGATTCCGAAGAAAATAAAAGACATCAATTAATTGCTCTTTTAGGAATGTTGAAGTTCGTACCTGTGTGTCAGGTTTATGTAGCAGATTGTGAAGGAGACGATGTAGTCGCTCACTTATGTAAAGGACCATATAGAAACGAAAACAAGATTATTGTGTCGTCAGACAAAGATATGTACCAACTTCTTGATGATAAAACTAAGTTGTACTCGCTTCATAAGAAGTTAGTAATGACAGCAGAAGACATTTTTGAAGAATATAGAATTAAAACTCATAATTTCGCAGTAGCAAAGTCGCTGTGTGGGGATCCTGGCGATAACGTACCCGGAATTAAGGGGGTTGGTTTTAAGAAGGTGGCTACGAAATTTCCGATGCTTGGAAATGATTCGGTGATATTGCTGCAAGAAGTCGTCGATTTTTGTTATGCGCACTCCTCGGAGTCAGTTATTTATCGTCGCGTGTTGGAAAACGAATATGACCTTAAAAGAAATTGGAAATTGGTTCACCTCGATGGAAGTATGTTGTCTGCTAACCAGATTTCGAAGGTACAACATGTGGTCGATACATTCGTCCCTCAGATCAATAGGATTGGTCTTATTAAGGCCCTTGTAAAAGAAGGTGTCAACGATTTCGACACCGAAACTTTTTTTTACGCTTTTAAGTGTATCGACGGACTCGGCTTAAAAAATTAAGAGAATATGATGTTAGAAAATGAAAATAAGACGACCAGGGTAACTTTTGGTACGTATGGTAAATCTTTTCAAGAAAAGATTATGCAAGCTTTGCTATCTGACGCAAAGTTTGCAGAACAGATGATGGAAGTATTTGAATCTTCTTACTTCGAGTTGAAGTACTTACAGTTTCTTGCAGATCGTTATTTTTCATACTCAAAAAAATACAAAGTTTTTCCAACACTTCAGCTTCTCGTCACGATTATACGAGAAGATCTTAAAGTTGGGACAGACACGATCTTAAGAGACCAAATTATTGAATATCTCCAAAGGATGAAGGCAAACCCCGACCCAGGAGATTTGCAATTTGTTCGCGAAAAATCCCTTGACTTCTGTCGAAAGCAGGCCCTCAAGGCTGCGCTAGAGAATGCAGTCGATCAGATGCAGGCAGAGAAGTACGAGTCCATCGTCGAAGAAATTCGCAAGGCTGTCCTCGTCGGTACGGCGCCGGCCCTTGGCCACGACTTCTTTACTGACTTTGAGGCGAGGTTCACGAGACTCCAACGTAACTGCGTCGCCACCGGCCTCGACGAATTGGATCGCAAAGAGATATTCAACGGTGGTCTCGGGGCCGGCGAAATTGGTGTAGTCGTCGCCGCGACTGGTGTGGGTAAGTCTCACTTCCTCACGATGCTCGGTGCTAACGCATTGAAACAATGTAAGAACGTCCTACACTACACCTTCGAGCTTTCTGAGACCGCGGTCGGCGTCCGATATGACTCTAACCTGTGCGATATGGAGTCTAACGAAGTCATCGATCGTAAGGATGAGGTCATGGCGAAATACGCTGACATGAAGTTGGGTCGACTCATCATCAAGGAATTTCCAACAAACGCTGCGTCGATCTATACGCTACGGTCGCACATTGAGCGACTGGACGTCAAAGGTTTTATTCCTGATGTGATCATTATTGACTATGCCGATATCATGCGTTCGACTCGACAATTCGACTCGCTCCGCCATGAGCTAAAATTGATCTACGAAGAGTTGAGAGGTTTTGCTTCCGAGAAGGGCATCCCGATTTGGACTGCCTCACAGTCTAACAAGGAAGGATCTAACGCAGACGTCGTCGACCTTAGCAACATGTCAGAGGCCTACGGCAAGGCGATGGTCGCAGACGTCGTCCTATCGATCTCAAGGAAGTCTCATGAAAAGGTGACAGGTTGGGGTCGACTTTTTGTAGCAAAAAATAGAGCCGGCCGCGATGGACTAGTTTTTCCGATTAAAATCGATACTGCTCGTAGTAATTTTGAAATCACTGGTCAAGCTGGTAGTATGGAAGAAAGTAAATTAGATGACGACGCAGCGCAAAAAAAGATTCTGCGCGCTAAGTGGCAAGAATTAAAGAACGATTTTACTACTTCTCGTAAGGAACATCACGATGATGGTGTAAATTCATCGACTTCTACTGGATATTGAATTATAGTTATCTATCCGTTTGTTGTTATCTGGAGAAATACATGGATATATTTACTCGCGGCGAGGCCTTTACGGCATCATTGAGGTATTTTAATGGGGATGAATTAGCGGCAAGCGTGTTTGTCGATAAGTACGCTTTACGAAATTCACAAGGCGATTTACTCGAATCGACGCCTTCAGACATGCATCGCAGACTTGCTAGAGAGTTTGCTCGCATCGAAACCAAGTATCCTAATCCCATGTCCGAAAAAGAAATCTTTTGTCTTCTTGCCGACGTCGAGCATATCGACATCTCAAAAAGAGCAGTGATGTCTCTTGAGGAGCTGGCTAAAGAATCACGAGGCTTTGGACCTGTCATTCCTCAAGGTTCGCCGATGTCTGCAATTGGAAACGACTATAAATTACAATCGTTGTCTAACTGCTTCGTGATCGATTCGCCGCAGGATTCTTATGGTGGAATTCTATTCGCTGATCAAGAACAGGCTCAGATCATGAAGCGCCGAGGCGGCGTTGGTTTCGACATCTCAACAATTCGTCCCAAGGGATTGAGTACAGCAAATGCAGCTGGAACAACTGATGGAATCGGCGTGTTTATGGAAAGGTTTTCAAACACTTGTCGCGAAGTTGCGCAAGGCGGCCGAAGAGGGGCCCTGATGACTACCATTTCAATTATCCATCCAGAAATTGAGACCTTCATTAACATCAAACGAGATCTAAAGAAGGTTACCGGTGCAAATATTTCAATTCGTCTTACCGATGAGTTCATGCGGGCAGTTAAAGATGATACATCTTTTACGTTGCAGTGGCCCGTGGATGTACCGGTTGAACAAGCCAAGGTCACCAAGCAAGTCAAGGCCAAGCAAATTTGGGATCAAATCATCGACGCAGCGTGGAGTTCAGCGGAACCAGGCCTTCTCTTTTGGGATACGGTAAAGAAGCGCACTCCGACCGAGGCTTATGCGTCTGTTGGATATGGAAACGTTTCAACGAATCCGTGCGCCGAGCTCGTGTTATCTCCGTACGATTCCTGTAGGTTGCTTCTTGTCAACGTTTATAAGTTCGTCAAAAATCCATTCACGTCTACGGCTTCATTTGATAATGCCGGATTCAAGAGTGTCGTTCAAAAGGCACAAAGGTTAATGGACGACTTGGTTGACCTTGAGATTGAGGCTGTCGATAAGATCATCAATAAGATTAAAAAAGATCCTGAGCCGGAAGCTGTGAAACTCGCAGAGATCAATTTGTGGGAAAAAATTAAGACAGCAACTACAGGTGGCCGCCGCACCGGATTAGGCGTGACAGCAATAGGTGACACACTTGCGGCGCTAAATTTTGTCTATGGAACTAATATTTCAATTGAAATGACAGAGACGATTTATCAATCTATGTGTGTTAATGCCTATAAGTCGTCTGTTCAAATGGCCGAGGAGCGCGGAGCATTTCCAGTCTTCTCTCACAAGCTCGAAGAAAAACACTCGTTCATCCAGCAGATCCTTGAGGCAGAACCCGACCTCGTCGATGCCTATAAAAAGCACGGTCGTCGTAATATTGCTCTCACCACGACAGCTCCAGCTGGATCTGTATCAGTTCTTACCCAAACAACCTCCGGTATCGAACCGGCCTTTATGTTGTTCTACAAGCGTCGTAAGAAGGTCAACGGTGATGATCCCTCGGTTCGGGTCGACTTCGTTGATCCACTCGGAGATAAGTGGCAGGAATACACTGTCTACCATCATGCATTCAAGAAATGGATGGAGGTCAATCACAAGACCGAGGCAGATGTAGCAGAGTCTTCGTATCACGGTGGAACTGCCAACGACGTTGACTGGAAGAATTCTGTGAAATTGCAGGCCGCCGCGCAGCGATGGGTATGTCACGCAATAAGCAAAACTTGTAACCTTCCTAACAATGCTTCTAAGGAGCTCGTCGCAGAGGTTTATATGTCTGCGTGGGAATCGGGGTGTAAAGGTTTCACGGTATACCGCGATGGTTGCAGAACCGGTGTTCTAGTGGCCGAGACGAAGCCCTCTGAGAAGAAGGTAGATGTTGCTAGTCAGCCGGAAACGCTGATAGAAAATCACGCACCAAAGCGGCCTAAAGAATTATCATGTGATATTCACAGAATTAACGTCCGGTCAGGTGGTGACAACGAGAGCTATCTCGTATTGGTTGGTAAGTTAGCAGGCCTGCCATACGAAATTTTTTGTGGCTTATCGCAACACGTCGAGGTGCCGAAGAAATCGAAGTCAGGTATTCTAATCAAGAATGGCAAGAAAGACGGAGTCGCTACTTATAATTTAAGCATTCCTTTGGGCGACGACGACGAGCTTGTGTTTAAAAACGTTGTTGAATTATTTTCGAACCCCAATCACGGCGCGATGACGAGGACGTTGTCCCTTGCGTTGCGGCACGGCGTTCCAGTTCAGTACATCGTCGAACAATTGCAAAAGGATAGACTCAGTGGATTGCAGTCTTTTTCGAAGGCAATTTCTAGAGTCCTAAAGAGTTATATTCCTGATGGAACTAAATCACAGTCGGACAAAACGTGTCCTTCGTGCGGCCTTGAAGGCTTAATTTATAAAGAAGGATGCGTGACGTGCGCATCTTGCGGGTGGAGTAAATGCTAAATTTTAAATTGTAACGAATAGTTATGGACTGGAGATTATTATGAAACTAAAGCAGCTTCAACAAGAAAGAATCGAACAAATTATAAGAGAAGAGATGCGCAACCTAAAGGAAGGTTGGGTCGCAGCCGATTCTTCAAAGCGTAATTCTATACTCAGCGAAAGAAATCTTTTTGAGGGTGGATCACCTTTAGAACAAGATCTTTCTGTCGATGCAACCTTTTCTGCTCTTGAACAAACCGCTAGTGACGTGGCTTCTTCTTGCATGGTTGACTTTGATGATGAAGTATTGAAGCATATTGCTTCGGTCCTAAAGAGTCATGGATTGCTCGCTTCTGGCGACGATGCAGGTGCTGTTTATGAAATGCTCGCGGATTTTGACAAAGATTCTATGACTTTAGCTCAACAAGAGTGCGTTTCCGATATCGTCGCTGCTTTTGAAAAATACGCTAATCAAATATCAGCGATGGCTGCTGGCGTTTTTTCGGGTCAGGAATGATGAAAAAAGAAAATCAAACGTTGTCGCGCGTATCGATTAAAGATCTTCGTCGACTTGTTAGAGAAGAGTATGCGCGTGGAATTCCAGATTTCGTTACAACGAATGCAGCTTCAAATTGCGCCGAAGAAATGAAAAGACATCTAGTTAGGTATGTCCAGCAAAAGGCTGCTGATCCTCGTATGCAACGAGATCTTCTGGGACGCGCTAATTTATCTTTAGAAGAAATGGAAAAGGAAATAAAAGACGTCATCGAGAAACACATGATGGCTTTTATCTACAATGTTTAAAGCATGATAAAGTTGGAGACTGATATGGTATTATCCTGTTATGCCTCCACAACCAAATAAAGTAGAGCTGATCGGGTTTTATGGTTCCGATGAAACTCATGCTCTTTCTGCATGGACTTCTACGTCAAGAAATATTACGGAAGAAAAGAGAAGTCGAATTCCCGAACTTTTAAAAATGCTGGCTAAAAATGCACATGAAACGCCATTCGAAAAGAGCTCACTGCACTTTCTTGTAACCACGGAGATAGCTACACACGTACAGCTCCTTAAGCATCGAATTGGCGTTTCTATCAATGCTGAATCTGCTCGTTACAAGGAGCTGAAGGAAGACAAGTACTACATTCCTGTGGATTGGCCCGCGGAAGAAAAAGAACTCTACATAGAACACCTAGAATCCAGCCTGCAGAAATATCACGCTGCTCTTGAGAGATTGGTACAAAGTGGTATGTCGCGAAAGCGAGCTAAGGAATCTGCGAGACTGTATCTTCCGTATGGTAATCAAATCACTGCTGATATTATGTTCAATTTTCGTAGCTTCGTTCACTTTGTTCAATTGAGGTACTCTGAACACGCTCAACTTGAAATCAAGGATGTTGCGCAGCAGATGTTGGACTTGGTGGTATCGACTGGCGCTTTTCCTGCAACGCTAGAAGCTTTTGGTTTAGTCAAAGACGGAAAAATTAGAGAACAATTTTAAAGAGAAAAAACATGGCATATTTGAATATTCCGCTTCCACCGATTGAATGCTTTGTTAGAGGAAATTTCTTGAGAAATCAAGAAGATTCTTTTGATAAAAAATTTGAATGTTACATTTTTGGAATGAGTTCAATCCCAAACAAGACTCCATTGTTCCATTTTATGATGGCAGATGGAGGACTATGGTGGAGAATGCCTCTGCACGCATTTTGTTGGAAAGATGATGCACCAGAACAAGAGTTAGATGAATTGGTCTTGTGGGACTCTTATTCTTACTATCCTTCAGTTACGACGTTTCCAATGTTGAGAAATTCTCCAGTAGAATTTGTATCTAGAAGAAAACAAAAATATAGAGGAAAGATTATCTTTACGCTCGATTGGGCTCATGAAGATAGAACAATTCCTAATGTAGGATTTTCAGAACATCCATCGCAACACAAATGTGGTCATTTCATTATGATGGATAATGGGAATTTTGGTATTCAACCGAACAATCGTCTTATCGTGTTTGACAGCACTTTCTACACGCAGAAAGAATTATTGATTAATAGAAAGTACAACACAAGAGAATGGAGTTCTGAAACAAATCCCAAGTGGATAACGCCTGATAGCGATGAAATGAATTTTGATTTTGAAGAAAATATTGAAAATGAGATTAATTTTTAATCATGCTGAAGGTAAGTTTTCTAAATCTGGAAATTGTCTACTTGAAGTAGAATGTTATAGAGAACAAGAGACAGCAAAATACATGTTTGAAAATGGGTGGCTTCCGTTTAAAGACGATAAATGGTATCAGTGCCAAAGTTCTCGATTGAAACTTTCGCCAATATCTACTAGACGAAAAAAAGAACTTTCGAAAATTAATTTTTCGCTTGTAGGAGATTCACAAGATTTAATCAATAGATCCAAACGTTTTGGTTGTTTCAACGAAAGTTGGTTAAATTTTTATTCTTCGCTTCCGAATTATACTTTCTACATGGACGATGCCGCTGTCGGAATCGTCAACTTTTATGATGATCAAATTTTTTATACGACGTTTGTTTGGGATAAAAATAAGAATATAAATTCTTACGGGACTTTGTCGTACTACCATCTTATCGATAAATTTAAAAGTGATTACGAATACATGTATATTTCTGAGTTTTACGAAGATTTTTCTTACAAGCAAAATTTACAAGGATTTGAGTTTTGGAATGGCGTTAGTTGGAAAAGCGATACGTTATATTAATGTTGAATCGATAGTAACACCAAGGTATCGATAAAAATGAAGCAAATAAAAAAAGCTAATATCATAGTAATCGAAGGACCTGATCGAGTAGGAAAATTTACTCAAACGCATCTATTGAAGGAAACACTCACCCGGCAAGGTTTTTTGGCGACTGTCGTCGAAGTGCCGATTCGATCGATGGTTACGTATCCAATCATATATTGGATGCTTCGAAACGGCTTTGCAAAAAAATTCCCGAAAATATTTCAGGTATTACAGTTCTTAAATAGAAAGATTTTTCAAGAGTTTAGTTTGAAGCATCTTGAAGAAAATTACGACTTCGTTATTATGGATAGATGGAGTTTATCTACGATCGTTTATGGTTCAGCCGAAGGTATATCGCGAAATTTTACAATCACATTATCGAACATGCTCCGCCAACCTGATCACACGATTATTTTATACGGTAATTCATATTTGCACGAAGCAGAAGACGTATACGAAGCAGACGTTGAATTACAGAAAATAGTTAGATTTGAATATTCAAGTTGGGCTATGAAACATCCTGACACGACTACTTTGATTGACTGTACAAAGTCTAAAGATGTTGTTGCCAAAAATATAAAAAAAGCCTTACAGATAAAAAATATATTGCCATAGTGCGATACTAGTTCAACGATATAGCATAAAATGTTTTTTATGAGCTATAAAATTTCAGATTCAGTCGCTTTGCGTTTTATTCAAATCTTTCAAGAGGCTGTACTTCTTGGCGTTGATGGTGCTGATTTAATGCGTCAGGTTCGGCTTGTCGTAGATGATTCTACATCCGATACTATGACCTTATGCCCTGACTACGTAAAACAAGTCGCCGAAATGCATCAAAAGTATTTGGATGATGCAGAAAAACTAAAGACTGTGTCAGAAAGTTCGAGACCTGATTTTACAGAAAATAATTGAAGCGTCAATTAAATTGACGATTCTCTCTCTAAAGTTGAGAATAAACGATGGATAAACTTCAAGAAATGTGGAGTCAACAGGAGAATTTTATGCGGCTTCTCCAAGCTCGTCGTAATTTTCCAGATTTTCCTGTCGACGTATCTTCAAAGGCAGGACAAAAATTTCTTAAAGGAATTACTCACGAATGTATGCACGAATTATTTGAAGCCAATTTATTGCTAAAAAATTCTAAAGATCATAGGGTTACCAATGTTTCAGAATTTAATCGTGAAGATTACGTAGAAGAGTTGGTTGACGCACTACACTACTTTTTTGAGATTGCTATCTCTAGTGGTGTATCGATGGACGAGCTTTATGGTGCCTACATGAAAAAAGGTCGAATCAATATTGATCGTATTGAAAACGGTTACTAAAAAAAGACGCTTAAAGGGGTTCCAATCTTTAAAACGATGGTTATCTTAAGATTTAACGATTAATAATCGTTTCAAGGAGAGAATTAAAAATGTTAGTTAGATATAACGATTCGATGCGTATTCCTGCTTTTGATATACTCGATACGTTTAAATTCTTTAGTGATTTTGACAGAAGCGTTTCAAGACATCGAAATAACACGATCGATGAAGAAGGTATAAAAATTGAATTACCTGGTGTAAAGGCGAATGACGTCGATGTAAGCGTTGATGGTCGTACTCTTAAGGTGACTGGTAAATCTCGTCATGGAACTGAGTTTAATTACGTCTACACGCTAAAATCGTGTATTGATGATTCTACGATTACTGCACAATTAGTAGATGGATTATTGACAATTTCGTTACCAAAAAAAGTTGAACACGCAGCAAGAAAAATTGCAGTCACATAATTTATTTATGTGCGATTGATTTGATTAAAGGCCTGGGAAACCAGGCCTTTTTTTATATTATTAATGTAAAAATAGCTGTAAGAAGATATAATAAAATTATGTTACCTGAAAAAGATAAAATTCTTTGTACAAAATATCCTTTAATTTTTAAGAATCGTGATGGGTCTATCATGGATACTTGTATGGCTTGGGGATTCGAGTGTGAAGATGGTTGGTTTGATCTCCTCGATACTCTTTGCGGAAAAATTCAACGTTATGTAGATTGGAAATCCAAGAATCTTTGTGAAGAAGAAAAAGAATCTCTGCAAGTTATTGCTTCGCAAGTTAAAGAAAAATTTGGAACGTTAAGATTTTATTATTATGGTGGAGACGACACCATTAGAGGAATGGTAGATATGGCGGAAGCTTTAAGCGATAAGATCTGTGAAGAATGTGGAAATCGAGGCAATCTCAACAAGAAAGGTTGGTACAAAACACTTTGTGATAATTGTAGAATTTCTAATTACGAAGTAGGAGAAGTCGCAAAGTGCATATAACTTGGGCAACTGACATTCACTTAGATTTTATTACTTCTGACAATAACTTTTTTATTACTTCTTGCAACTTAGACATGTTTTGTTCTTTGTTCGATGGTTCTGACGCAGTTATTTTGTCTGGAGATATTTCTACAGCGCCGCAGTTAAGAAATCACCTTTCGGCACTTGAGACCAGATTAAAAAGACCAATTTACTTTGTCCTTGGTAATCATGATTTTTGGGGTAGTAATATCGCCGAGACTCGAGCCAGCGCCACGAGCCTCTCAAATTCCTCAAAATATTTAAGATATTTGTCCACAGTTCCCTATATTGAATTAACCAAGGGAGTTGTTGCGGTGGGTCATGATGGTTGGTATGATGGTTTATATTCAGAGCCTAGGTTTTCAAATTTCTTTATGAATGATTGGAGTCACATCGGCGATTATATGGGTGTAAACCAAAATCTTGACGTTGACTATGAAACGATATTGACGCTTGCAAGATCGCAGGCAAATTTAGCAGCTAATCACGTTGCGGCAGGTATTAAGTCGGCGCTGGAGCAAATGAATCCTCGAAAAATAGTCGTAGTTACTCATGTGCCGCCATTTACACAACCGTTAGATTTATCCCATGAAACCAAACAAAATTTATATCCTTGGTATTCTTCAAAGATTATGGGTGATATGTTGTTGACTGTGGCGTCAAATAATCCCCGCGTTGATTTCGAGGTTTTTTGTGGTCACTGTCACATCAAGTATGGTGGTCAGATAATACCTAATTTAAAACTACATAGTGGAGGCGTAGAATATTCGGTTCCTCGCCCTCAATTTACTTTTGAGGTTTAACGATGAGAAAAACGAAAAAGACCATAGAGAAATCAAAAAAACAAAATAGTGTAGAAACTATCGAAGGCCTTCGAGCTCTACTGGATGAGTATCAAAAAAAAGTAATTCAATTAGACTTTAGAGTTTCGAGATTACATGACATATTATCAAGAAAATCTATCGTGAAATTGTCAAATTCAAAATTTGAAAAGATGAAGAGACAACTCTCCGAAGCTAAAGAGGATCGCGACTTTTCTAAACTCGCTTTGGATCAAATTTCTTTTAGAATATCGCAGATTTCCTGACGAATTAGTTCGAAACATTCTGCGAAATTATGTTAATTTAGTGATACGTATTTTCGTATGCCTCGCGTTTTATTGTTAAATGCAGATTGGTTACCGCTTCAGTTCATTACCGAGACTCGCGCATTACGACTTTTGATGAGAGGGCGCGCCGAAGTTATAATCGTAGAAGATTCCCCCAGCATGTGGGATACTCATTATGCGACGGTGTCGGTGTCCTTCCAGGTTCCAGCAACAATCAGGCTAAATTATAGGGTTAACGTCAAACCTTGCGTAAGTAGGTTTAGAAAGAGGATACTTTTTAATCGCGACGAGTGGTCTTGCCAATACTGTTCTAAAAAATTAGGATGGAACAATATTACTGTCGATCACATTGTTCCGAAGTGTCGAGGCGGGAAGACAACGTGGAAAAACTGCGTAGTTTGTTGCAAGCACTGTAACAAAGTTAAGGGTGCTTATTTGCCTCAAGAAGTTAATATGAAATTATTGAAACAACCGGCTGAGCCTAGAATCATACATTTTTGGAATTTAAATGATAAACAAGATTGGCATCGCGATTGGAAGATTTTTGTTATTGTTTAAATTAAATAATTAATATTAAGCATATTACATAATAAATAATTTATAAACTATATATTTAACGCTGAGGAGTTTTATTTCATGAGTTTGAAGCTGAAAGAGCTACAAAAAGTTGTCGACAAGATTGTAAGGAACGAAAGTAGCGCTCGGGCGCTTCAAGAAGAAATTTTGCGAGTTTTAGGTCCAACGATTTTGACGTCCAGGGGCTTGGTTCGCATGGCTAAAAGCGCGAACGCACGCCTCGACGTTTTAGAAGCGACCGGCCGATCGTGCTCCCAGGTCAAGCCTTCACTCTTGGTCAAGTTTGTGAGTGCAGAATCCCCTGAAGTTCGACGACTTGTTGCACGCCTCGTTCCTGAGAATTTCTTGAAGTTGTTTGTCAGGGACTCCGATCCTGCGGTTAGAGAGGCGACGGCTCGACGATTGCCGCTCCCGCTCATTAAAGAGATGACGAAGAGATTTCCAAAGGACGACACCCTGAAGACGATTCATCGTTCTAGATCGTTGGTCGAAGCTGGTTTGCCCGATCCAAAGATAGTCGCCGAGCCTTTTGACATGTACGGAGAAGAGTCGATGGACGAAATGATTGGCGAAGTAGAAGATTCCGATTTTTCGGACACCTGGTATGCCACCGCTGCACGCAATATTATCAAACAATATGGCAGTAATATCGAGAGACAGTGGGAAGAGCTTGCCGTGAGCAGGTACTGTGCCAGCATGAAGTCGATGGGCGTCGAGATAGAACAAGAAAAATTGTTGGATGCTGTCTACGATTGCTTAGATGAAAGAGACGAAAGTATTCTCGACGAAGGTTTGTTTAAGAAGTTGGCGAATCGCCTCCGTTTGGACGAGGTCGCCGTGATGCCTGTGCTGTCGGAATCGGTGGATCCCGTCAAAGGCCTGATCTCCTCTGTCTGCACCTCGCGGGAGTACATCAAAAAGTTCGAAGAGAGTTTTGGTGTGAAATATGTCTCATCTGTCAACCCAGCTCATAGGATATTGGCAGAAGGACCAGAGAGGGTTTCACATCCTGCGTCCGTCGTGCTGCCGGTTTTTTCTTTTAGGAATGTAGAAGAGCGAGCCTTGGACACTTATGTTTCTGCCTGGAACACGCGAGAATCTTTTAAAGGCAACACTCCCTATAGGTTGAGTTGGTCGCCCTCCCCTGAGGTCGTCAATATGGCCCATTTTCACCTGGAGTTAAAGTGATGCGGTGTCGTTTATCTGAATCTTTTGAAATAATGCTGACCACCGAACCTAATCTAAACGTTGTGGTGGATAACATGATCTCTGAGTGGGGCGGTACGCCGTACGCTCAGCTGTCTGTGGTCCTCGTCTACTTGAAGTACCTCGCTGCGGTCCATCAAAATCACCACTGGACCACAATGGGCGATCCGTACTACGGCGACCACCTTCTCTTCGAGAGACTGTATGGAGATCTCGCCGAGGAGATCGATTCCGTTGCGGAGAAGGCTATCGGTCTCGGATGTACTGCAAACGTTGACCTTCAGCTTCAATACTCGCAACTCCTTAAATTGATCGCTGGCGTAGGTTCTGCAACGATGATACCCCAGTCATCAGATCTCGCAAAGAAGTCGTTGATGGCCGAGATGAACTTCCTTGCCGTCATGAAGCACCTTTGCGATTCCCTCAACGAGTGTGGTCTGATGACCCACGGTCTCGACAACCTATTGGCCGGCATAGAGGACAAGCACGAAGGCCACGTATACTTACTAAAGCAGAGAATCTCTAAACCGCTAGTTTAACAACAATCATCGAAGAAATTGTAGTCCGAGGAGTTTGTTATGGATTCAATGTTAGCAACAATCATGTACTTTGCAGGAAACTTCGTTCCTGACGGATGGCTACAATGCGATGGT